AGAACGTAAGTATCGCTTCTCCTCCAGCAACTACCCCGGTAGCGTCTACTTTAGTAACTGCTGGTGCCAATGATTTACTGTATTCAATTGCGGATTGTTTTATAGGGCAGAACGATGGTCCACCGCTTGTCGCCATACCTACAGCCGGGTTCATACAAGAAGTTCAATACTATGGTACAAGGCCGATTGATTTTCTTTTTGACCAAGTTGGGGATCCCGGTACATGGACAAATAGTGTTGGACTTGCAGAGTGCAATGCTCTTAATTATAACCAGAGCGTTATGGTTGCGTTCCGTTCAGTTATCCCGGCAGTTGGCTCTTTGCAGTACGCACAAACCGGAAACTACTCAACAGCGGCAAACACTACCATTTCTAACAGTTTGCTACAGCCTGTGTTAACTGGCGATATGATTTTGGCAACTGTCTATGTCAATTTGGATGCACAAACACTCGATAGTTATTTACCAACAGTTACCGACAATCACGGTACGATCTTCAAAGAAATCCCTAATTCATACATTCAGTATCAGACAGGCAGCGCAACAACTTTTTATGCACCAAACAATCCGGGTGGAACCGAGACTGTTACTGTAAATTTACCAGCAGCCCTCGGAGATACGATACTCGATCTTGATTTAACCGAAGTACACGGCGTCGCTTTAACGAACCCGCTTTATTCCTCAGCTTTGGGAACGAACTGGACAACGAGTTCAACCAATTCAACGATTTCTTCTAGCTTAGTACTTCCGGCAGGAGCAACGTACTATCTTTATTCTCCATTAGGTGATCTTGTAACTCCGAAACCTTTATCCGATGTGTACACAATTACACCGGGAAGTTTTGCCAAGCACAACGGTTTGTTTCAGCAGTATCAAGGACTTATACTCACTGACTATCTTCGTATGACTACTGACGAAGTTGTTCCTTCAGGAACGTATAACATTACTTATACGAGTTCAGGAACTATACTTAGAGGGTGGGGAGGGCTAGCAGCATTCTCTACCGTTCCATTTACTGGTTCGAGAATAGTTCAAACAATGGGAGCAGGAAATGCCGGTCCCGGTCCTACAAGCATTTCTAAAACATTTGTGTTGCCAATTACAGCCGGAAATAGATTGGCAATTTTTGGTAACTTTAATCTGATAGGGTGTTCAGCAACAGGTGGAGTTCCTTCGATTGCGGATACACTTGGAAGCGTTTTCAATCTGATAAAAGGCGGCACTGCATCTGACTACTACGCCGTGTGGGTAAGCAACCCAACAACGAGTGGAACGGATGTAGTAACAATGTCCTGCACAGATGCTGGCACACAAACCATGAGTATGCTGGAAATCACTGCTACGAACGGTGTAGCACAGGCCAACGGAAATAACAATGTTGGTACTACTGTATCTGACGGGGGCATTACTACTATTTATAGTAACGAGTTGGTTGAGGCATTTGCTGGCACAGGTGGGCCATGCGATTCCGCCTACCCGCAGCAATCGGGAAATGTTACCCTTTACCGTAATTTCACAAACTCAACATGCTCATTTTCAGAAGCGTATGACTTTTTCGCTCCTAGTCCAGCGGCTTACTCCAATACGTATACACCGTTGCCGTCCGTATCACAACCAATGTCAGCGGCGATTATTGGGTTCATTCCACTTAGTTCAGCAAGTCCTGTACAACCAACCGTACAGGTAACTGCGTGGAGTATTCTTTCTAGCTCTACTCTTCCGATTGCTTATGATTGGGGAGTAGTTGGTGATACGTCTGCGTCATGGACCGCACCGAATAGTTGGGATGCACAGTCGGTACTACCTGTAGACATTGCTATCACAGGGTCAACAGCGTATACAGCCAATGCGTACTCGGAAGGCGGTAAGAATTCGTCTACCTTCTCACTGTCAACTCCACAGAAACCTACTGCTGTAATGAGTCCGGGGTACTTGGACGAAGATCAATTTGTAACTACAGACGGAATTAACGTTTACTACGCGCAAGTAGGCAGTGGATGGCCAGCAAGTGTTCCTTATGTAATGGCGTGGAACATCCTAGCGAATAACTACTACACTTTCCCATCTGGTACAGTTCCCACCGATGGAAGCCCTGTTCCAAGTTCAGTTGACTATGGAAATCTTGCTGGTGGAGTGGCGGTTCAGATTAGCGGCAATACACTTGCTATAAGTCATACTGCTGCAAACCAAATCCTATTGTTTAACAAAACCAGTGGAGCATTGCTTTCTACGTTAAGCGTTCCATCGCCGGGACGTATGGCTTATAATTCTGCTGGAGTTCTTTGGTATATTTCTGGTGTAACAGTAACGAATGGTACTATTACACTTCCCGGTCTTGTAGCCCCGCTTACAGTGGCTATAGACCCTACTACTTCGAACGTTCTTGTCGCTGATGGTGGGAGTTCGCAGCAGGTAAAAACATTCTCTTCGTCTGGTACTTTGCTTTCGACTTACGGTGTACTTGGTGGTTATACCGATTGCTCACCAACTGTGAGTAAGACGCGCTTGTGGCTTGACGACACAGCCGGGAGAGGCTACGCAAAACAGACGTTACTTGCTGTTTTGGCAGATTCTTCCTACTGGGTCGGTGATCCCGGAAATGCTCGTATCTTGCATATTTCATCAGCAGGTTCGTATATTGAGGAAATCTCTTTCATGCGGTACCTGTACTATGTAGCAATTGACCACGTAAATCCATCTAGAGTCTTTGCAGATGCACTAGAATTTTCAGTCAATTATTCCATACCATTAGTGCCGGGTGATGGCAGCGGCGGTGCATGGGCGCTCGTTAGAAATTGGGCAGCTTGTGTTCCCTCTAGTTACACAGGTCAGTTTGGGTTTAGATTTGCACAGGTTCAGACTCTCCCCAACGGACTGACCTACGCTATGACCTACAACCCTGCCGGACCGTACAACGAACTCACGCAATTACCTGCATCTGGCCCTCTGGTGTTCAGTGGCCAGTTCCTCACAACGACGCCTTACATATTTCAGTTCTTCGATCACAGCGGCAACCTTGCTTACTGGAATTTCACGACGATCAGCAGTGTGGCAGTTCAAGCAGCTTATTCATCCCCACTGACTGGTTACTCTGGTGGATGGCCGACATACGGAGCGGCGGCAGTTGTAGCCACTGTGCCGAACACTGGTGCCACTACTACACCGAACGGCTATCAGGGATGGGGTCAGTGGTTCCCGCCTATCTCAACAACTAACAACTATTATCCAACTTACCAAACCGCAGTATCTACGCCGGGTTCAGACAAACACTTAGGCGCTGTGCTTGCTGGTGGTACAAACTGGTCATGGACAGCCGCACCGGGTGCGCTATTAACTCTACCCGATGGACTGGGAACCTTTAATGACAACCCGCCTTATGGTGGGCATGGTGGTATTGCAGCCGCTTCCGAAGGGAAGTATATCTTGCAAGGTTACGATGGACAATGGGCACAGTATGCTTCGCAATGGTTCCTCTATAGCGAAACAGGTACGTTCATAGGTCAATTCGGGCATGGATTCACTTTACCGGCACCTAGCGATGGGTCAGAGTATCCAGCAGCTTCAGGAAATATCTGGACAATGGGGACTGCACAAACTGGGTCAGACATTATCCTAATCAACTCTGATGAAGGGTATCATCCCGGCATAAACGTTACCCATATTAAGAACCTACCGTAGAAGAGGAATTACATGTCAATAATCAACCAAATCAGCGGCGGCTCTTTCCAAGACAATGAAGGCAACCCTTTAGCCAATGGATACCTTCTACTTGAACTCAGCCAAGACTGCATTGTAAACACGACTACGCGAGTATGCTCAAATTTTACAGTTAAAGTGCCACTTGATGTTAATGGAAATGTAGTAACTTCTCCTTCTTACAGTGTATGGCCAAATGATGTATTAACTCCGTCAGGAACTTTCTATTTCATTTCTGCATACACTGCGAATGGGGAGTTGGTTTGGGGACCAAATTGTAACCAGATTTTGTCAAGTCCTTCGCCATTTGTTCTTGGAGCCTTGATACCGGGAGACGTATAACATGCCTAACAATTTAGGGTTGGCCGGTTCACAGGCTCAGAAGCAAGTTCGCTTTGCTCCAATTTTTACAAGTCGTTTCTTCAGCGGTCTGTGGACTAATCGCTCCCCACTTAGAGACGCCACTACATCTCGTATTGTGGAAAAGTTTTATGGACAAGCCGGGGATGCACTTATAGCCGGTAACAATGTGGAGATTAGCACCAAACTGACAATGGTTCGTAGACCGGGACACACAGAACTTGATAGCAATACCTATACTTCTCCAGATAGATTCTATGAGTTCAAGCTTTTCAATGCTTCTACTGAAAAGATTCTTCTGATGATTGACCAAGCAAACACGCTGTATTCATGGTACGGTGGGGTTAAAACCGCTATATTTACCAAGTCTGCTGGTGCAGGACAGACCTACATGCAGTCAATTGGCAACTCATTGTATTTTGGTGATGGTGTTGATAACAAGAAGTATCTTCAGACATTGTTTACATGGACAGCTAGCACAGCACTTGGCAACGCAAAGTATCCATTTTTCAACACATTTTGGATTGATGCAGCAGGGAATATACAACAGCTAGTTGGGACACATTTTCCAATTAGTGAAATAACCATCTCAGCACCTACATCTACTCAAAGTCCGGTGGTAACTGTTACATCAACGGTGACGTTGGCTGGATTAATCAACATAGGAGACACGCTTACCTTTCCCGATACAATGACACTATGGCAGTTTGAAGGGCAACAGGCCACTGTACTTAGTATCAGCGGTTTAAGTATGATTGTTTCGTACCCATTGAACTATTTACTCCCCGGTCTACCGATTACCGATATTGAATCTATTAACGGTTCAGTTTTTAATGGCGGAAACCCGGTCACAGGTGTAACGATTCCAGTAAATGATAGTGGCACTGGGGCATCTGCGAATGTTAATACCATAAACGGTGGTCCTAGCGTATTAGTAGATACCGATAATGGCAACTACTATATTGATAACAGTGCAATTTGGTACAATCATGGGTCACCAATTGAGAACTGGGGCATAGATAACACTAATAATGCGCCATTACTACCTGCACTGAACGGACACAACCCACTTGGGTATACGGGAGCAACTTTAGCGTTTTGGGTAGAGGGCGCTACTGTTCCTGCATCTCAGGCTATTGTTGACCAATTTAATAACATCCAATTTACTACGGCTGGTGGTACATCTCAACTTGCCGCACCTAATTTTAGTCAAATTTTAGGACAGACTACGACAGATGGGAGTGTAACTTGGGTGTGTGTATGGACTAGCGCCCTTAGCCCTCAAAACGGGGGTTATATCTATTGTGTTGGGTTGGTTAACTCACTTGATAATACAGTATCTAATGTTTGTCCACTATCGTTGCCTACAGGTAATTTTATTGGGTTGCAGGGAATATTTATCCCGCCGGGTGCCGGATTACCAATTATCGGAGCGGGGGGTACTCCGCTGGACACGCAAGCGGATTATGTTGCAATTTTTCGAACTACTGATGGGCAAGCTTCTCCATTTCTTATTCCCGGTAACGGCACTACATGGACTACTTCTCTTAAAGAATATATGGTGCAGGGGTATTTAGATACAACGCAAGATACACAACTGAATAACCTAATCTCAGCACCAATAAACCTTGAGAATACGCCCCCTGCTTTTGGAGCTATCAATCTTACACTACATCTTGGAAGTATTTGGTACAGCATTGGTAACGTGGTTTACTGGACTTCGGGTGCATTTACTCCAGTCGGTAATGGTGTAAACGGTACTAATCCACTAAACTTCGATGAACTGCCTTCGCTTGTGACTAGATTGGTTCCGGTTGCAGCCGGGATGTTAGTCTTCACGGTATCTGATATTTTTCTCATTGGAGGTAGCAATACTGCACAGAGTCCAATTCAACCGGCACTTGCTATTCTTCCGGGAATTGGGTTATCAAGCTACAATGCTCTTGATCTAAACGGGTCACTTATCGGTTTGTTTACAACTGATAACCAGTTCTTGATTTTAGACCCATCAGCCGGAACTACTTATGCGGGTATGCCAATTGGTGATCAGCTATTGCTCAACAACGGCAATCCCGGACAAAACTGGAATCCTGCCAATGTCTATGTCGCATGGCATGTACAAGGCATGGACCAAGGTTGGTATGTCTGCGATGGTGAGTTTGGTTGGTACAAACTAATCGCCACACCTTCTCCAGAAGGGCCGGGATATACATGGGCACCTTTCGCAACGATTGTTGGTGGTGCTAATTGCGTACAGAGTGTAGAGATTACACCCGGCGTACACAGGCTATTAGTCGGACCAACCGGAACCGGACCTATTCTGGAAAGAAATTTGAGTGTTTGGACAGATAATGGAACACCGTATCCTGCTAACGCAACCATTGGTTCAGCGGTTCTTGCACAACCCGGTCAGATAGCCGAAGTAGCCTTTATCACTACAGACTCTATCCGAATTGGAACACCGTTGTATCTGGGTCTTCTTATCAATGAGGCATTGCCTTATTACAAGGGACCGATTGATTACATCAAAGACTGGGAAGCAGACCCTCCAAATTTCCCGGAGAGTCAGTCATTCTACGCGCAAAGGTTCTATCTTGCAAATATGAACGATGAAATCCCGGCAATGCGCCACTTACAGATGCAGGTTGTGTTTTCGCCATATGATACGGTGCAGAACGAGCTAAATACCTTGACCATATTTGGTTCCTACAGCCAAGAGCTATGATGAACAAAACAAAGGGGTTATAATGCCTTCATTAGAACAGTCTAGGGGACTCGATTTAAGTAACTATGGTCCGGTTGACAAAGCTGGTGCTACTCCTGTAGGAGTAACAAATATGGACAACTTTCAACCGGGTCTGACTGGTTTTACAAGATGCCCACTACCAATTTTGTCTAATGCAAATGGGGATACTCTTAGAACGTTTTATCAAGGTGCGAGAATCCCCCAGAACAGACTATTAAACCCAACAAGCTAAAGGATAACATGGCAACCATTAAATTAGATGATGTTTCGGGCCTTAGTTTTCCGCAAGCATCTGCTGGAGTTCTGAACGGTGTTGCAACCGTTCAATTTGCTTTACCCACTAGCAGTAATCCTATAGGTGGTGTTACAAAAATTGTAGAGGGTTCCGGGATTACAATTTCGCCTAGCGGGGGAACTGGAGTTGTTACAATAAACGCTACAGGAATTGCTACAGCACCTATAGCCCACGAGTTTGTAACAGCTATTGATTCCGATGGTGAGGGTACGCTCGCACAACCGGCATTCACGGATATTAGCGGTACTGTAGCAGCAGACCAATTACCAAACCCAACGGCGAGTACGTTAGGTGGTATTGAATCTTTTGCAGCAGTGACCAGCGAGTGGATTAATACAATCAGTACATCCGGTGTTCCAAGTGCAACACAACCGGCATTCACGGATATTAGCGGTATGTTAGCACAGACACAACTACCAGCAGCTATTAATGCTGGCTCTAGTCTTACCATTATAGATTTAGGATCGTTCTAATGAGTAGAAATGTACAACTTCAAATCCTTCGTGGACCATTCGCAGCCTTAACAAGTCTGGTTGGTGGAATCGACTACGATACTGGGGCTACTGTAAGTCCTTTAGCCCTTGGAGAAATGTTCTTTGCAACAGATACGAATGCTTTTTATCTAGGAACTCCCGGCATAGGTATAGGATATATTCAGGTAGGAGACACAACCCAAATGGCCGAACAGCTAGCACAATTAATAGTTATTATGGAAAGCATGAGGAGAGCTACCGTTACAATAGCTTGTCAAGATGGTAAAGCAAGGGAAATAGACTTTGATCCAGCAACAATTTCAGAAGAACTGGCGAGTAGCCAGCCACTAGACTTTTAAGGAGAAATAAATGGCTATTTTACAAGGCAATCAAGGACAAACTGGAAAACAGATGGGGCAGAATATTACTGCCTCTCTTGGTGAGTTTTCAGAACAACTTATGACTGAACTACAGTCACGTTATTATCAGCAAACCTATCGTGGAAACAAGTTTACAGCTACCTTTACGGCGGCTGCTACAGCGGCGGCAAGCACGAGCGCACTGTGCGTAATTCTCAACCCTTTAAGTTCAGGCAAGAACTTAATTTTTACTGATGCGTTTGTTGCGCTAACTGGTTATACAGCACAAACGTTAGCCGGTAGTTCTCTTGTTCTGGGCTACTCTGCCGCCGCAATACTTCCAACTACCGTAGGGACTGCGATTGCTACTCAGAACTGTCTATTAGGCAGCGGGGCAGCGTCAGTTGCTAAAGCATATGTTTCAGCTACGTTGGGTGTCGCTCCGGTAGCTGTTCGTCAACTTGCTGCATGGGCTTTAGGAACAGCTACTCCCGGTGCCGATGTAGTTAGTGGCGTCCATGATGATATTGGTGGAGCAGTCATTCTTACTCCCGGAAACTGTATTGCATTGTTTGGATTAGGTGGTACACCCGCTGATCTAACTGTTCAGACTACACTCACATGGGATGAAGTTTATATCTAATAGGAAACTATGGTAACCAATAGGTTTATAAAAGAGGAAGATTACCCACTCCTTAAAGAAAGTTTAGAAAAGGATGAATACCATTCCAACACTAGTTTAGAGTTCTTCCTAGAACCTAACACAGTGTGTTCTGTATATTCGGACGATGATGGTATAGTTCTTTTTGTTCGCGGCTCATTCGTTGGTCAAGCGGTTATCTTAGACATACAATTCTTAGACAACCGCGCTGCCAAACGAAACATGCGAACCATGTTGGAAGGCTTTCCACGATTAGCTAAACTAGCCAAGGAAAATGGATTCACTTCGTTTCTGTTCTACACAACCCAAACTCTTCTCAAGAATTTTTGTATACGAAGACTTGGATTTGAGGAACATTGGAACACCCCAGAGTTG